TCAACATTTGTTTATCGCCTTGGGGACATTTGGGGACACTGACAATATTTCTATCGTTTTATCTTGTTCACGGGTTTTCTCTTCTTTAAGCATATGGGCGTAAACTTTTTGAGTAATGCTTGTATTTGCGTGACCAAGTCTAGCCGAAACGTAGTTAATTGAAACACCTTTATAAAGCAAATAAGAGGCGTGTGAGTGTCTAAGTCCATGAATAGTTATTGGTTGTAAATCTAACTTGCTTATTAGTGAATCGAGGCGATTTCTTACTGTTTGGCGTCTGCAATTAAAAATAAATTCTGTACTATTGTTTTTTTCATTGCTGATTATATTAGCTAGCTCGTTAGTTATTCTTATATCACGCACAGAATTTTTATTTTTAGGCTTACCAACGATATTCCCAGAACGTGATTTATTAACATGAATGTTGTCAAAGGGAATAGAGACGTCCTTGTACTGCAAGGCTAGCACTTCTCCAATTCGCATTCCTGTTTCTAATGCTACAAGGATCGCAAGGCTAGCTTTATCTAATTTAGAGTGATATAAATAATCCTGTAATTTTTCAAATTCTGTAACTGATAAAGCGTTAGTTTTTTTGCTACGTTCTATACCATGTGGTTTAAGCCGTGTGAAGATATCATCTAAAATATATTTGTCGTAAAGAGCATCTTTTAGGCAAGCTTTAATTCTAGACACAATCAAAGTCATAGTACCTTTAGAAAGTGTTTTACCGATGGTATCAAGTCTAGATTGTAGAAGGGAATACGTTAAGTTTTCAAGGGTAATCCCATCAAACGATTCTTTTATGTGTCTTAATGTTGAAATATAAGTATTATAAGTTGACGGTCTTATATCGTTTTTCTTGTAAGTCTCCATCCACATTTTGAAGTAATCGGCAAATGTCATACTAGAAGCTATTATGCTTCTGTTTTGAAGCTTATCAGCTTCCATCATAATTGCCCAATCCTTAGCTTTTTTCTTTGTATCAAATGTTTTAGACACCTTACGTCGTACGCCACTCTGCATGACGGATACGACAACTCTAGTTCTTTTACCTCTTTTTTCAAATGATGCCATAATGGCGAACCTCCGTTCTCTTTTCGGAAGTAGCCCTCAATGCTAAAATAGACAATATAAAAGAGGACTACTTAATGTAGTTTTTTAGGGTTAAGTCACATCCATTACTTTGGCGAGTGGGGATGTGGCTTTTTTAAATTCTTTGGCTTAAGTCTTCTGGTAATTTTAAACCAGAATAATAATTTTTAAAGACCGAACTAGTTGCTTCAACCGAATCAAACGAATCAAATAAAGTTATTAATTCTTTTTTAAAATTTTTCTTATCAATGTGACCTAGAAATATATTTAAAACTCCGATAAAACACAAGATATCATTTGCTCCTAAATAATCGTTATCATATTCAGTTTTTGAAACAAAAGTCAGGCCATAAATGCTTTGGGTAATGGTGAGCGGTATTTTTGTTGAAGACTTAAAATTTAAAATGCTAGAACCGTGAGCAAGAGTATTTCTAAATTCCCACAGAACATCTAATCCATTTTTTACATAATTTTTTTGATGTTCTGTTATTCTACCTTTATATAAAATTTTTTTACAAACATCTTCACGATCTTTTGGAGAAAGAAGACTAAATAAATTTTTGAATTGGCCAATCGTTAAGTTAGGAAGTAGAATCCAAGGTGGAATAGAATCGTGTTCGTTTCTGTAATATTTCGTCGGATTTTTGTTTGTAGTTGACGCCACGTCCCTTATTTCATTCAGAATAGATGCCGCTCGATCTGCTTTTGTTCTAAAATGACTATTATCTAACCAACTAGAAATATCTGTATCATACTGTTCACCAAGTCTATGTGCGACGATTTCTTTTAATCTGATTTCAGCTAGAAGACTATATTTAAGAAGTAAATTTTTTAATGCATCTTCTATTGCATATTCAATTACAAAAATATTAAAATCCATTTTAAATTCTGAATTATTATTTTTCTCTTTGTTGAAGTATTGATGCTTGAAAGCATTTATTAAACCATAATAACTTCGAGATTGTAGAACTTCTGTGGCGTATGATTCGTCATTAATAATTACACCATGATTTCGAAGATGTTGTATTAATTCAGAATAAGTATAAAAAACTTTATCGTTCATGTTTTATCCTCTCAAAACGAAAAACGCCTCACACATAAAATATATGCATGAGACGTTTCAGCGACCCGTTTAGTTGCAACAGGCATTTCAATTAGAATCATATTAGCATATATATTTTTTTTGTCAAATTAAAACTCAGTATTTTTAGTAACAATATCACCAATTTTAATAGGGTTTCTTGATCCAGAAACAGTTGATATTTCATTGGTATCAACATTTAAACTAGCAAAGGTGTTAATTACAGTGCTAATAGGGTTAAGAGTGCGCTCTACATTTGTACAAATTGAAAATTTATCGTACATTTCTTTAATTTTTATTGTGGCCTTTTTAGTTGGTAAAGAGCCTAGATCTTCTTTTGTTTCTGGATCGGTAATATGTGTGGTGTTGTAATCCATTATATAAAACGTTTCATCTATCTCAGCGCCATCTTGTTTTCCGTAATTTATAATTAATTCAAAACGGCTTAAAATTTTTATCACTTTAATTTCTTTCATAATGTACTTCTCCTCAAATCTTATTTAAATTCCCACATACAGAGTCGGACTGTATCTAGTCACCGGAGTGGAAAGAGGATATCATCTAAGCTGAGGGCTATCAAGTATGATTAAAAATAAGCCAATGCAGATAAAGATAATCCCCCAAAACATCTGTGTAAATATACTACGATCACCAAAAAAGAAACGTAAGATATTTAAAGTTCGACCAAGAGATATTATTAATGCTCCAATAGAAAATATAATTATTCCAATGATAGTCATAATACTCGTTTCCATAAACTATTCGCTCCTTTGTAAATAAAGTATTAATGTAACGCGGTATAGAATGTAAAAAATCCTAAGAAAATACCAGGGATGTTAGCTGCAATGATCGGCCAATCACGTTCTAACATCTTACTTGGCGGTTAGGGGATGTGGCTTTTTTATTTTAAAGTCCTAAAATTTGTTTTTTCTTCATATCAAATTCTTCTTGTGTGATAATTCCGTCATCAAGAAGAGATTTATATTTGCGTATTTGATCAGGGCCATCAAGAGTAGGCTCTGCTGGTGTATTTGAGTTACTTAATAAGGATGCTTTGTAACGTTCTGCAGAGTCTTTAATTTTAGAAACCATAATAGGAGCGGTGTCCTTATTTACTTGTTCAATAAGAGTAGTAATAGCACCATTCGTTATTGATATCTTGCCTAATAACAATCCCTTTGAATAGGAGACTCCGTTTACCATATCCAAGGGTATCTCAGTTGATTTTATTCCGTACAGCAGCCCTTTATCTATGAATAAAATACGTTTTTGAGTAAGCACAATTAATACAGTGTTACCATCTACGAAACCTGATGTAGCATATTGTATAACTTCATCATCATTTAATATTTCAGGTAATGCTTTAATTTCTTTTTTTGTTCCAAAGGTATCAGAAACATTAGCAGCAGAGAGTTGTTTTTTTACTTCTTGCAATTCCATAATGATTCCTCCAAAAATATGTACAGCTTTTTACGTCGATCAGTATTTGGACGTAGGGTTAATAATTAATCATAAATAAGCTCCTTAACTAATGGCTCGAACCAACTAGGAAGGTTAAATTCACTCATAAAGTTTGCCCAATTTCTGCGTTCATTTGGTACTTCGTTGTAAATTAATTTAGCAATCATTCGAATAGCTCGTATATTAGTTTCTCGTTCTTCCTTGTTTTTAATGAAAGGGGAGAAAGTATATAAAAAAGTAGGCTGTGAGAATTGAATGTGACTTATCTCGTGAGCAAGTCTAAATGCAACACTAATATTACATTCAAAATTATTGTTTAAATTAATAATCCTGCTTTTGCAAAACGCAACATCAGGATCTGCAGAGTTGCCTTCAATGTTTTCTATCTTAATTCCTGCTTTATCCGCGATATAAATAAGACGAGCCAATAAGTCATCATGTAAATTATTGTGCATAATATACTATTCACCACTATTCTTATTAGCTCTAAGCATAGCTAATAGAGCTTTTTTATATTCCTCTGATAATGGCTTTCCATCAAACATAGCCATGCCTTCCTCGGACAGTGCTTTATCTAAGTCAACAGGCTCATTAGAAGTAGAGGGTTTATCATCTTTACCTAACAAATAATCTACAGATACACCTAAGACATTTGCCACAGCCTCAACTTTATCAATGGAAGGTGATTTTGTTTTCCACGAATATATAACATTTGGTTTAAATCCTGCCTTTTCATTTAATTGTGCAAGACTTAATCCTCTTTTTTTTGAAATTTTTTTTACCCTGTCAAACATCGTCATAATAGCGTTTCTCCCGTGTTTGATGAATAAAAAATAAACTTTAGTTATAAAAATACTTGCATTAATTAAACTATAGTTATATTATTAATTCATCAAGTAATCAGGCAATAAAAAACACACCCAATAATAGCAACAACTTTGGCGAGGAATTGCGTTGGTAATGGGTTTTGAATTGCTTATTTAATATGGCTTCATATTAAACTATAGTTTAAAAAAAGTCAACGATACTTGATAAATAACTTGAAAAAATAAGGGGGTGTTTTTATTGATAGGAACAGAACCAGGTCGTGAAGCTGTCAAAAAATATATGAAAGAAAACCACATTACTTATCGCATGGCGGGAGTACTATTCGGTTCGACCGCATCATGGATTCAACAAGTACTTAGTGGCAAAGCTAAAGGGCCAGAAGCAACAAAATTAATTATTAGCATGATTAATGAATTTGGAATTTAAAAGGAGTGAACATATATGAATGAATTACAAAACTTCAACTTTGAAGGAAACGAAGTACGAACTGTACTAATTAATGACGAACCATATTTTGTTGGCAAAGATATTGCGGACGTTTTGGGATATTTAAATACTCGTGATGCTTTATCTAAACACGTTGATGAAGAGGACAAGAATAGCGTCGCAATTCACGACGGAAAAAAGGGGAACCCTAATCAAGTAGTGATTAACGAATCAGGGATGTACAGCTTAGTACTTTCAAGTAAATTACCAAATGCTAAGAAGTTTAAACGCTGGGTAACAAACGAAGTTCTGCCATCAATCCGAAAACATGGTGCTTATATGACGGATGAAAAGATTGAAGAGGCTTTGCTGAATCCTGACACGATTATTAGTCTGGCAACTCAACTAAAGAACGAACGTGAAGGCAGACTAATTGCTGAACAACAGGTTAAGGAATTTCAGCCTAAAGTTTCATATTACGACAAAGTTTTATCTAACGACGCACTAATGACTATCAGTCTAATTGCTAAGGATTATGGAATGAGTGGAGCTGGCATGAATAAATTGCTTCATGAATTAGGTGTTCAATACCGACAAGGTGGCACATGGTTACTATATGCAAAATATCAAAGAACAGGTTGGACACACTCAGAAACAAAGATGGTCCAACGTAAAGATGGCACGGAAAAAGCGGTGCTTAATACTAAATGGACACAAAAGGGACGTTTAGGGTTGTATGAGTTGTTAAAAGCTAACGGATATCTTCCACTAATTGAAATGAAGGACGAGTCAGCGATGTAGTTAAGTCGATAATTTGATGAATAAAAAACAGAAAGGAGTAAAAAAGGTGAAAAAGCTAATCAATGTTTTAGGGGCAATAGAAAAAGACCTTCGTATTATCGCTAGTAATACGGAAGTCTTAAAAAGCAATAAAGAATTCATTGGATTCGATGAAAGTACACATAAACCAAGATTTAAATAGTCTTAGAATGTTCTAGAAAATATTTAAAAGCCGAATCATAAACTTCAACTACACTAACAAAATCTTCTTCATTTTTCGATTCATTGTTTAGAATTGCGTCAATTTCTCTAACATCCGAATCTTGATTTAAAGAATTTAGATAAGTTTGCGCAGTCAACATAGCAAACTCATGAGCTCGTTGTTCCTTATTCATCAATATCACCACTTTTATTGAACTAACTAAATTATACACATGAAAGGAGGAGAACAATATGAATATTTAAGAAGCAGTAAAGCAAGCACTTAAAACGAGCAAACAATTTTACCGTAGAGTGAAGGGGAACAATTAACATTTGAAGTTTCTAAATCAAATCGATGCATAGATATATATAGAAATGGAGAAAAAATTTCTGGTTGGTGGAATCTAAGAGATAACGATTTGATGGCAAATGACTGGAAAATAAAAGAGTAGTTTCTAATGGAACCACCCTTGATATTACTTAGTAGGAACTTTTGTTGAGATTAAAATATCAGTCAACAAATCACTACCAAATTGTAGTTCGATAAATCCTGAACCTTGAAGCGAAAGTAGAGATTGTGCAAAATCCATATCGCTTAGAGTAGAAGCTTTGCGAACTTTCGAAGGGTCTATATTGGTCGGACGACTATCGTCAGCAAGTTCAATTATCGTATTTAACAATTTTTCATTTGAATTCACTTGTATCACCACCCTTTAACTAAATTATATGCATGAAAGAAGAGAACAAAAGTGAAAATACAAAGCTGGTTAGAAGACCATGAACGTGGATTAATAGCACTTAGTGGATTTTTATTAGGTGCACTAGGTGGAATATGTGGAGCAATTCTCGTTATCTGGTTACTTAATTAGTAAATCATTAATTAACCACCTTTTATTGAACTAACTAAATTATACACAAGAAATAGGGAAAATAATATGAACAAATTAGTAATTATGAAAGACCAACAAGCAGTAACGACTAGCTTACCAGTAGCAGACAGACTAACAACGTTAGGAGCATATAAATGACAGTAAACAAAAACAGATTGTCTGATGACAAGTATCCAATGCTAATGGACAAAAAAACAGTAGCAGAGTATTTAGGAGTTTCTAAAAGTTCAGTTGATGTTTTTCTTTTAAACGACAACTTGAGTGCAGCAGCTTTTGAACCTAGCAAGCTTAAGCGAAACTTTTTTATCAAAACGAAAGTTAATAAATGGCTGGAGGAATTGTAATGGTAGTAACAGTGAGCCTAGGACAATTAGCGTTTTATCTAATTTCAGTAGTAGTGGCTGGATTAATTGGTCACTCGATTAAGGGAGGTGAGAAGTAATGAAGTTAGTAAAAATTGATAGTGATTTATATCTGAATCCAGATTTTATTGAAGCCATTGAAGCTGATGGTGAGGGATCAACAGATATAACGATGAAAAACGGAGAAGTATTTAGTCCAAACATTCCCATTAAAAAAGCACTCGACGCTATTTGCGGTAGCGAGGAGCACTCGGTTGAATACGAAGATGCTGAAAACTATAGAAGAGATAAGGACTTAGTACAAAAAGCATATGTGGATGTAAACAATTTTAAACAATCTTGAAATCCTTATTAAATAACCAAGCACTACCACAATGAGTGCAAGAAATTAAGTCAACTGTAATTCCGTGGTTAGTAACAATTCCGGTCTCGGTATTGATCCCAGCTAAGTAAAATTTATCAGATTGCTTAGGCGCAGGCATAATACTAACTTTGTCACTGCCACAAAATGGACATTTAATTAAATTGTCCATATTATCACCTCCTTTCATATCGATTATACACAAAAAGAGGCGTTCAGAATTAAGAATTCAAAATAAAAAGCCTGCTACGGCAATAGCGGACTTCGAAAACAAATAACATCAAAGGAAGTATAACACATTGAATCAACAACAGTTCGAACAATATGAACGTGAATACGAACAAGAACGAGAACGCAAGGAAATTGAAGCATTATTTGGGAAGGAAGAACGCAAGTGAAGAATATTGATGAACTTGAAGCAGAACGCACTAAGCTAGATCGGAAGTTGCGTCGAGCTAAGAACGAAAAAGCTGAAATTAATATCCAAATTGAAGAGTTACAAGACCAGATAGGAAAACTTGAACGACAAGAATTGCAATTGTTTCAAGGCCGAGAATTACAAACTGCTGCTTGGAAATATGTTCGTACCAAAAGTAATCCGAACAAAGCCAGTTGGTGGCAGGTGGTTAAAACGGATAAAACGAAGCCTAAAGAAGTGGTTCAAGTATTAGCTGATATCGATGTGAACTTGATTAAGCGTGAACCGGATGTTTCGGCGATTAAGCGTTACGTTGCAGAAGGTCGTTTCATTGTTCGTGAAGGTGGTCAGTTAATCGATACTGAAACAGGAATGGTACTACCTTACAGAGCTAAACGTAAGGCAGACAAGTTAACAGTTAAGGCGGTGGAAGCATGAGTGAAAAAACGTTATATCAAAAGCTTCAAAATATCCACAAAAAAGTACCATACATTCAAAAATCCCAACAAGCTTCACAGTATTCGTACGCTGGGTCTTCAGATGTCTTAGGTACAATTCATGGTTTGATGGATGAAGAAAAGTTAATTTTAATACCGCAAATTACTAATAAAAACACCGAAACAAGCCAAAATCGAAAAGGATCTACCGTAATATTTACTGAATTAATGATGACTATGACGTGGGTTAATTCAGATAATCCAGATGAAAAATTAGAATGTCAGTGGTACGCACAAGGAATTGACACAGCTGGAGAAAAAGGTGTTGGGAAAGCACTCACTTATGGCGAGAAATATTTTTTATTAAAATTCTTCAATGTAGCCACAGACGATTTAGATCCAGACGCATTTCAAGAAAATGTTAAAGCTCAAAAAGCACCCGAATTGATAAACGATGAACAAAAGAAGACTTTAAAAGAATTATTTAACAGTATGGCAAGTGTTACCAAAACACCGATTGAAAAAGTTTCTAAAGCTTATCTTAAAAAAGTTAAGTCAGATTCCATTGAAAAATTACAGGAAGATACTGCAATCGGATTAATCGAATTGGTAACTAACCAACTTAATAAACAGACAAAGAAAGCGGGTAACTAATTATGCGACAAATAACTATATCTGGAAATATTGGCAATGATGTACAAGTTAACTCAACTCAAAGTGGAAACAAAGTGGCTAACTTTAGTGTAGCAGTACGACAGAATCGACCTGATAATAACGGGGAATACGGTACTGACTGGTTTAGATGCTCAGTATGGGGAACGAGAGCTAGTACGGTAGAAAAATTCTACAAAAAGGGTAGCCATGTAGTAATAACTGGAAGTTTATCAATCAATGAATATAACGGTAAAACACAGCTTCAAATTGACGTTTCAGACTTTGACTTACCAGATAACCGCAATACAAACAATGCTAATTCAATAAAGAGGAATGTCAATAATTCATTTAACAATGGTGGACAATCAATCGATATTTCAGATGATCAGCTACCCTTCTAAGGTGAGGTAAATGCAGAGAGCAAGAGCGGAACAACGAGGCAGAGATTTGGTAATTCACCTCGATAGACCACTGAATCAAGACCATTTGGAGACAGTAAGCGGTGGGCAAGGCGAGTTCTACGTTGATTTTGAAGTGGCAGATCCAAGAAAAGCAAGTGTACAGCAACGAAGATTATTCTTTGCATTGCTCCATGACATTGAAACTTGCTTCGTAGTGCCGAGTGAATTTTTAAAATCAATGTTCTATACCCAATACGAGTTTTATACCGCAGGCAAGTCTATCAGTTTATCAGACGCTACAGAATCGTCTGTTAGCGATGCTAACACGTTGCTAGACCTAGTTATCGATTTCATGTTCGAATGGCGAGTGCCGTTTAAAAAAGGCTATGATCTGTTACCGAAAGAAGAGGACTACTACCTTTATCAATGCTGTAGACACCGAGTTTGTACGATTTGCTCTAAGTATGCTGATATCCATCATATTGATGTTGTTGGCAGGACAAATAGAAACAAAGTCGACCATACAAAGCGTCATGTAATGGCATTATGTAGAGTTCATCGTAATGAAATTGAATCAATTGGAGCGACTAAGTTTGCACAGAAATATCACGTACCAGTTACTGGTATTAAGCTAAAAATTGAAGATCTACAAAAGTTAGGCATACGAGGGAACTATGGAGGTGATTAATTGGCACAGAGAAGAATGCTAAGTAAGCAAATTACAGAAACAGATATTTTTATGGATATGCCATTGTCAGCACAAGCATTGTACTTACATTTAATTATGAACGCTGATGATGACGGATTCATTGGAAATGCGAGAACTATTTTAAGAATGGTCGGAGCAAGCAACGATGATCTAAAACTCTTAATTGCCAAGCAGTTCATACTCTCTTTTGATGATGGAATTACCGTGGTTAAAGATTGGCGAATCCATAATTATATTCAAAAAGACCGATATCACAGAACTATGTACAAAGAACATCTCGAAGAATTAGAAGTCAATGATAACGGCGCTTATATCAAAGGAAAGCCAATGTATACAGAATGTATACAAGATGTATCCAAAATGGATACCCAGGTTAGGTTAGGTAAGGTTAGGTTAGGTAAGGATAGTAATATATATAGTTCATCTAACGATGAACCGCATATCGACTTGGAAAAAATTAAAGATATTATTAGCTACCTGAACGAAAAAGCAGGGACTAAATACCGAGCTAGTGGATCTAAAACGCAACGATTAATTAAAGCAAGATTTAATGATGGCTTTAATGATGAAGATTTCAAGAAAGTAATCGATATTAAAGTAGCTGAATGGAGTGGTACAGATATGGCTAAATATTTGAGACCAGAAACTCTGTTTGGCACTAAATTTGAAAGCTACTTAAACCAAGAAGTTAAGAAAAGCAAAACAAATAAAGGCGGTGATTCGTATGGAGGACTTGAGTTTTAATCTTTTAAATCAAGCTAATTTAACTGATGAATATTGTAAAATCCACCCTAATCAGAAACTAGTAAGAGTAGGTGATGAACACGAACCTTTTTGTGCATTATGTGTTAGAGAACAACGAGAACAGCACTTGAACGATTTAGTGCTAAAGGGGGTACTTAGCAACTATCATCGAGGATTTAGGGACGTTTTGAGAAAAGATTCGATCGTAGATGATGAAGACCTATGGGAAGCAAGCTTTGAAAACTACGAGGTTGAAGCTGGTAGTGAAGCAGAAGTTAATTTAAAAAAGGCTAAGCAGATTGCATATAAATATATGGATCGTGATTATCAAGCTAATACCATTATTACTGGTAACCCTGGAGTTGGTAAGTCGCACTTGGCAATTTCGATGTTAAAAGGCGTTAATGAGAATATTAAACCTAACGCTTCATGCTTGTTTGTTTCAGTCAATGAACTGTTGCGATTGATTAAAGATTCATTTAATCATCCTGATAGCTATTACACCGAATCTAGGATGGTGGATTTGCTCGGTAAGGTTAGCTTGCTTGTATTGGACGATTTGGGCAGTGAGGCTTCGTTTAAGCGTGATAGCAGAGAAGCAAGTGAATATGTACAGCAAGTATTGTTTGGCGTCTTAAACAAGCGAAATCGGACAATTATAACCACAAATCTTAATAGTGATGAATTATCTAAGATTTACAATCCAAAATTGTTAAGTCGAATGTATAAAGGCGTTATGAAAAACGACGGAATTATTAAATTTAAAGAAACTCAAGATAAAAGGATGGCGATATTTTAATGTGTGAAATATGTGAAGGAACTGGAAGAGTATATGTTGAAAGTTCGATTGGAGTACAAGTTAGTCCGTGTCCTAAATGTAATAAGGCTTACCGTAAGAGAAAAGGGTACGAGTAATTGATTAAATTAACAATTTTGGGCGAGCAGAGAAAGGGCAATTAGCGAATTGAAAAGACAGATGCCAACGACTGGCAAAAAGTTGCACAAATATGGTGAAGATTGGGATTCAGAAAAAGAGTTAGCTTTCTATGAAAGGTTCATTTTGAATAAGGTACCACCAGAGCTAATTACTGTTCATGAATCATTCGGTTTGATTGAAAAGATGTGGGCAATATATCCAGCCGTAATACCAAGTTGGAAGTATACGCCAGATATTGTAATTCGAAATAAAGCTGGTCAGATAGAGCATGTTTATGACGTGAAAAATAGTTTTAGCGATTATGGTATCTCAACAGCTAACAAGCTAACGTTTAAGCAGTTTGCACGAATATATGGAGTTCCAGTTGAAGCTGTAGTTGTCCGTACACATGACTTTAAGACAGCCTGTGTAGGAGTTACTAAACAACTAGACCTACATTGGACGCAAAAGAAGCAAGATCAACGGATTAAGGATGGCAAAAAGCCAACTAATCCACCGTTGATTAAGACAAATACTAATTATCCATGGATTGAGGCAACCAATTATGAATATAAGCAACTTATCAAGTGATGAAGCAATCTTTGCTAAATTTTTAGAGCAAAGATTTAACTACCATAGTCAAGACATGATTAAGACTTTGTTGGCGATTGATAAATCAATGACTAAAATGCGTTACAACCATTATGACGTGTTCAAGGCTTACAAAAAGTTAAGCAGTCAACAGAAGAATCATGTGATTGCAGAAATATTATTACCGTTTTAGAGGAGTTAAGAATGAAAGATAACAGTTTTGTATTTAATGCAAATATGAAAAAGGTAATTTTGGACAAGAATGGAGCACAAGTTTTATTGACCGTAGAAGATACAGATTTCCTTGAGGCGGCTACTCAATTATCTAATACAGCTGGATATGATGTGATTGTCAAAGTTACACCAGCTCAGACTGAACTAGATACAGAACCACAAGAAGCTGATGGTCAAACGGAGATGTTCGAACAATAGTGAGGTTAATAATCACATGAAAAAACGTACAGAAATGACAGCAGAGGATATCATCCGTGAATTGTATGGCAATGATTACACTTTGCAAGAATTAGATCGGATTAAAGAAGCACTTGAAGAACAGTACCAAGAATGGCGTAAACGTAATTTTAATTAGGGGGAACGAAAATAATGTATGTAATCGAGAACACAGCCAATGGAAGATATTACCGAAAGTTAGGAACAGAAACACACCAGTACACCGATATTAGATATGCTACTCCTTTTAGCAAGTGGAAAAAGGCAAAACAAAAAGCAGATATTTTACACGCTGCGATTAGTCCAATTGGTGAACAAATTAATTTCAAGGTCAAGCAGCACAAGTTTTACGTGTTGAAGAATCAAAATGATACAGGCTACATGAACCAAGTTTCATGGAATGCACCGAAAAACAAGGCGATTATGTTCGCCAGTGAAGAAGACGCTAAGCGTAAAGCAATTGATCTAGCTACTGTTATGGCAAGAGTTGGTGTCGAACTTAGTTTTAAAGTGGAGGAAATATAAAGAAAGCTGGTATAAACGATGTTTAGATTAATTGGAAATGTCTCCAAGAAAGTATATTACGAAGCAGAAAATGCTTCTGATTTGAACAAATGGCGATTAGATAACTTCGTCAAGGGCTCTCAAGCAGATGGACATATGGTAAGCCAATATGATGCTCCAGAAGTCATGGTGATTGTGAAAGCGAAGACTATCAAGTCAAAAAAAGAATACTTAAATGATTTATTGGATGAAGGCAAGTATGAAGAATACCGAAGAATAACTATGGAAAATTCTAGCCGTGATATTGAAGTGTATGGAAGTGGTAAAGATAAACCAGAACTTATTGATCGGCGAAAAAAGGTTGAGGAACTGTTCAGACAAGGAATTACAAATACCGCTGAAATTGCAAGTAGAGTACAGATTGCAAGAAGTACGGTGAATTTTGACCTTAGGGCATTACGTAAGACTTATCCCGAACTAAGGCAAAAAAGAGCTAGATCATAAGGCTACATAATTAAGGAAAAATTTAGGAGGGCGACTAGATGACTAAAGATGAGTATGTAAAAACACTTCAAAAAGAGGAAGATGATAACGCTCAAGAGGCAGAAGACAACGGCTATGGTTCTGGATATTATGATGGTTTGGATTATGCTGTTGATTTAGCAGAAAAGTTAGACGAACCAAAGAAAGCAATTATTCCACAGTTTGTGGCTAGTTGGATTCGAGAAGCAGCACAACCATCTAATCTAGCTACTATATCTGTTATGTATAGTGATGCTATTAGATATGGTAAACACATAGATTGGCTTAAAAACCATGATAATCAGAGATTACTACTCAAAGCATTGTTATATGGTTATGAAATTGAGAAACAAAAGAAGTATCGAGTAAAAATAGATAGTAAACTATATTTCCAACGATTTGAAAATATTGAAGCAGTGTTTGTGATTGATGATAGTTTGGGTGTCAAAGAATCGTCACCAGTCTTCACAAGAGAAGTAGGTAATAAAATTTTAGAAATATTGGGTGTTGAAAGTGGACAACTTGAGGAGGCAGAAGATTACTGATTCAGAAATAACAGAAGTCAAAAATTTCATTATAGATGAAGTGTTACCAACATACGCTGACGGATATGCGACAGGTGAAATGATATCAGAAATCATAATTGGAACATTGCAGTTACAAAATAAATATCTTTTAGAGCCGACAGAACTTGGTGTAACTATTTTAGCGAACCAACTTGAATTTAGAGCGATGGTTGAAGCAGAGCTAGAAGAGCTAGCAGAAAAATTGGAGGATTAATTATGAAATATGAATACAGCAATATGAATGAACCACGTGAAATTGCAACCACCTTGGAGATACTTCACATGACATTACAACTAGCCTTTCAAAAACAAGATACAGACGTTTTTAATGAGGCATTAACAGAACTGGAAAAAACAAGCAAAAAGATTGAGGACTTTAAGCCGATTATCAAAATTAACGTGGAGGACAAAAAATGTTAAAAGAATATCGTAAAACAGCCACTATCAAGGCTGAACAGTTTGATGGGTCTAAAGAAATGATGAAAAAGTATCGTCTAATTGATGGTAGTGATGCCTTTAGATTTAACAGTCATATTGACCCTGAAAAGGTATATATAACTACGCTTGAAGGTAATCTTGAAGTAAATGTAGGTGACTGGATTGCTACAGGGGTAGAGGGCGAATATTGGGCTATTGCTGATGAAATCTTTAAGAAGACTTATGAAGAGGTGGAATAAACGCTATGTCAAAAGTTAAGAAGAGAGTTAGACCAACAAAAGAACAAGCCCAAGAACTTAATCGTCGGCTAGATGCCGTTGTGGATGCAGGGCACACTAGTAATTTATACTGCGATTGTGAACTTTGTCAAGCACTGGCAGAACAAGCGGAGTTGATGGGATATAGGACAGATTCAGCTATTAAACGACCTAGTGATAAGTGGGAAAGACGTAGAAGAGAAGCAAAGAGAAAACGCCAAATTGATGTGGTCAAGGTGGCTAATCTAGCAGGTCAGGGGTTAACATTTGCTGAGATAAGTAGAAAGATGCATCGTAGTAAAGATTATATTAATAAGGTAGCTAGGGATTTTGATATTAAGATCTTCACAAAAAAAGAGAGGTAGGAAACCGTGCCATTAATACCAGAACTTGACGATAAAAAGACTATCAAGAATGTGAAACACTTTTTTGAAGTAGAGTTCCCAGCGATTCAGAATATGGCACACGTAGCTTATGTTGATATGAAATCGCCAGTAATTAGTGGTATGCCTTCAGTACATGGAGTAGACAATAGCAATGAAGAGAAGCTCACAGCACATGCTCAAGCTAAGGACTTACTAGCTAAGGTATTACAGTCTTGTTCAGGACTAGATAGAGAGCATCGACACGTGTTGGAACTACGCTACTTCAAGAAACTAAGCTGGACAGCGATTGAAGACTTAACAGGTTACAATAACACACACAACTGGGAACGATTCAATGAAGCTTTACTACAATTCTCATGGGCATTTGCGGACGTTGAAGACTTAAGAGTGTTTAAAGATAACCAGATAAACGAATAAAATCGGAATGAAATGCTAATAGTGTTCGCCTTATATTGTTAATATCGAAAGAATTGATAAGTAGACACAACGTATAAAACTAATAAACGAACTATTATTGATCATTTCTTTTGATTAGGTGAAATTTGGGTAGTTTCAAAAGAGACTAACGGTTTTAAGCTAACTATTCTTTTTGACAAAAAATAACAGGAATTCCTTGTGCTTAGTAAGGTTCGACTCCTTACAGTCTTATTACTGGTGTGTTTGACGTAGTTGGTAGCTACGGAGCAAACACAAAAGAAGTCTGGGAGAGATACATAAATGCCAGCATAAGTCCTACTCGGACACCATCGGGGACAACTACCAGGTGAGGTGTGGCGGAACAGGTAAACGCAAATACGAATTGAAATGTAGATTTCTTTTTGTGATTGGAATTCTCAAATTCTATGTAAGGTGCAAATCCTTACCATCTCATTCTTATAACTAAGGTCGCATGACGCTATCGTCGTGTGGCTTTTTATTATTAGGAGGAAGTAACATGCCAAGGACAAGAAGATGTCGCTATCCTAACTGCCATGCAATGGTTACGTTCCCTGACCACTATTGTAAGCAGCACTATGAACATGAGGCTGAGTACTTGGCTAGTCGGCAACGTTGGGCACGTAGCAATGACAAACAATATACACACAAGTACAACACGGTCACTCGCTATCGCAATGAAGATAAGCGTCAGCAATACAGCTTCTATCGGACAAGGCAATGGTCACACCTAAGACAACAAGTCCTAGAGCGTGACCATTACTTATGTGCTTACTGTAAAGTGCAAGGCGTTATCACACCAGCTAAGACTGCAGATCACATTGTCCCGATTGAGTTTGACGAAACACTGAAAGCTAACATTGCTAACTTAGCTGTAATTTGTGGGAGTTGCCATCGGGTTAAGACAGACTGGGAACAATCATACTATGGCACAGGCAATGGCAATGAGTTACAAAGCGTAACACCAATCAATGATGTATCTTCAATCGTTGTGTTGATGAGCAATTGATTTATTGGTGTCTATCGTGCGATTTAAGCGACTTTAAATTTATGAGTGTAATTATATTAGACGGTAATTAAAACAACCCCCCGCCCCTTATACGTCTAGGGGAGAGCACACACATAGCCGTTATCTTGTGATAGAAACAATTTTTGAAAATTTTTAGGTAGGGGGGTCATCAGATAGCGAAAGGAGGCATATAAAATGAAAAAAGCGGATAAAGACGTCAACGGCGGGCAATTATCACGTACACCACCAGCTTACTTAGGTCGGCAGGCTAAGGTTGTTTGGCGTAAATTAGTACCCTTTTTAGAAGAAAATACCCCAGTAAAGCGCATAGATAGCGGGCTTGTGGAGCAATATGCCTCCCAATACGAGATTTACCGCCATGCGTATAAGCATATTCAAGAAAATGGTGAAGTGCAAGCAATTTATAAAACGTTACAAGATCAGAGCGGTCAAAAAATTGGTAAAGACTTCGTGGGCTATAAACGTAATCCAATGACTCAAATTTACGACTCAGCGGTTAAAAATCTGACTAAACTAGGCGCTGAACTGGGATTGTCGCCAAAATCTCGTAGTGATTTGATCAAGTTAAACTTAGATGACCACAAAGACGAGCGAAGCGTCGCTGATCGTATGAAAGAATTTTTAGGAGGGTAGTAATGAAGGTTGATTTAACACAAACACATGATGTTATTGGAGCTTATCAAGCATTGGACTGCTCAGCAATTCGCCAACAATATACAGACGCAGGAACTCAGTATGCTTTAGATGTTTTAGATCAGAAGATAACTACTGGTTATTTGATTAAGTTAGCGGCTTTCCGCCATATTAGAGACTTGCAACGACAAGGTAGCGTTGAATTCCCATTTGCTTATTCGGTAAAACGAGTGGATCAAGTGCTTAAATTTGCTTCCATTTGTCCGAACGTTGATACAGGTGAACCAACTAAACTAATGCCGTGGCAAAAGTTCATTATGGCGATGTTAATCGGCTGGCGTAACGATGACGGTGGTAAACGTTTCTCAAGAGCTATTGTTTCCGTTTCACGTGGCCAAGGTAAAACTTACCTTATGGCGATTATTACGGCCTATAGTTTTCTAATTGAGTCATTGGGACTATCTAACCAAGATTATTTAGTTTCATCCATTAATTACAAACAAACTAGCAAGATTCTGGGCTACATTAAATCAATGTTAGCCAAGATTGCAACAATTGAACCATTTAAAACACTAATTCAAGATAGTGGATTAGATACACGGACATTGTCATCTCAATCTGATCAAGTTGTTATGAGCAGTAACAACAACAAGCTGCGAGCAATCAGTCATGAGGCCGGTCAGTACGATAGTTTTCATTTCACAACGGCTATATTTGATGAAATTGGTGAAATTAAAACCCGGCAGAAAATTTCTAAAATTGTTTCGGGTCAAGTTAAGGTGCGTAATAAACAATTTATTCAAATTTCAACGGCATATCCTGATCCAACCGTACCATTCCATGATGATGAGCGTATGATTCAGCAAGCCATGGAACAAGATTATTTGCGTGATGCTGATACATATTTGGGGCTTATCTGGTCGCAGGATAAGCTAGATGAAACTTATAAGCCCGATACATGGGTTAAAAGTAATCCCTTGCTAGATTTACCAAGTCAACGAGAAGTATTGCTAAATGGCTTAACTGATAAGCGTGATTCTGATGCTTTGTCTGGCACACTCAACGATTTTCAAAACAAAAACCTTAACTTGTGGCTAGAACAATCGACCGATAGTTTCTTAAAACTACCTGACGTTGAAAAAGCTATTGTCCCATCATTTAATTTTGATGATCGGCAAGTATATATTGGCTTTGACTACTCGATGTTTAGTGATAACACGGCGTTAGCGTTCGTATTCCCTTATCGTGATAATAATGGCAAGCCACGGTGGTTTATTTATCAGCATAGCTTTATTCCATGGCAGAAAGCCGGTTCAATTGAAGCTAAAGAAAAGCAAGACGGTATAAATTATCGGGACTTAGCTAAAAAGGGATTTTGCACAATTAGTAGCCACCCACAAGGACTAATCAATGACGAGCAGGTTTATCAATGGTTGATTAAATTTGTTGAGCAGCATCGACTGGAAGTTGTTTTCTTTGGTTATGACGCTTGGGGATTAACGCCCACAATTAAACAATTAGATTTAAATTCTGGGTGGCCGTTACAAGCCATTCGGCAGCGAACTAGTGAATTGAAAGATCCAACTAAGTTTTTGCAGACAATGTTTGTTGAGGGTTCAGTTGACCGCTTGGATGATCGAATTATGGAAAAGGCGTTATTAAATGCTGAAATTTATGAAGATAAAATTGGTATTCAAGTTGATAAAGCTAAGGCTACATTAAAAATTGATGTGGTGGATGCGATAATTGACGCCCTATTCCAAGCTATGTATCACTTTGAAGACTTTGCAGATGTAAACAATCCTGATAAACAGGTTGAACGTATGAACGAAAAACAAGTTCTTGAATGGTTTAATAACCCGGAATCGGGATTGCTAGGAGATGATATGAATGATTTTTAAACAATTTTTTGCAACTATATGGCGTTACTTTGATGTGTTGTGTTTTATTCTAGGTATGATTGCTGGAGTATATGCAGCCTTTTTATTTGGTAAAGCACAAGGTGTTCTAGCAATTGCTGTAGCGTTGTTTTTAGTTGGCTGGCTTTCAGAAGTCGTAACCGCTGGCCAAAAAGGAGGTGATTAATAGTGCCTTTTTTTGAACCACCAACAGCAAAAAACAATTCAGTTAATATTCAAAGCGTTCCGGTAGATGACGACAATATAGTTAATTTTTTGTCACCAACTGGCGATAATGAATATGTTAGTGCCAAAGACGCTTTGGAAAATTCGGATATCTATTCAGCAGTCAATCAAATATCTGGAGACTTAGCTACGATACAGTTAACGGCAAACATGCCACGAGCGCAAGGTATTCTAAACAATCCCAGCACGACAGCTAATGGACATACGTTTTGGCAGTCTATGTATTCACAACTTTTATTGGGTGGTGAATGTTTTGCATATCGCTGGCGCAATCCTAATGGTTTAGATTTACGTTGGGAATATTTACGACCTAGCCAAGTGCAAACCTACTTATTAGATGATGGTAGTGGTTTAACCTATACGATTACCTTTGACGAGCCTGATTTGGGTGTTCTTCAATATGTACCGCAGTCTGACATGATTCATATTCGCTGGGCTAGCACCGATGGCGGTATGACAGGTAACAGTCCATTAAAAGCATTATCGAATGAGTTACAAGTCAAGAGTTCGTCTAATAATTTAACGCTAGCTGCATTAGCACGTTCAATTAGTGCTCCCGGCGTTCTATCTATTCAGCATGGTGGACTGCTAAGCGAGAAAATGAAGGCTAGCCGTTCACGTAACTTCATGAAACAGGTGAACAGTTCAAATGGTGGCCCAGTCGTTATTGATCAACTGGAAGATTACAAACCACTAGAAATGAAAGCCGATGTTACTAAGCTGTTAAGCCAAACAGATTGGACGAGCAAGCAAATTGCTAAAGTCTTTGGTATTCCTGATAGCTACTTGAATGGCCAAGGTGATCAGCAAAGTAATATTGACCAAATTAAAGGCATGTATACCAACGCCCTTAATCGATATTTACAGGCGATTTTAGCTGAGTTGGATAATAAGCTTAATGCTAAGATTACAGCCAATATACGGACTGCTGTTGACCCATTAGGAGACTCATTTGCAGCTACCCTATCGGGACTAACTAAAGATGGCACAATTGCTAACAATCAAGCAACTTGGTTACTACAGCAGACTGGTTATTTTCCAGATGAAATGCCTGCTGCTAAATCAGAAAAAGGAGGTGATAATGATGACAAAGAAAGTGATGATTAAAGGTGATATTGTTGATGATCAAACAGCCAGTTTCTATCAATTCTTTGGAATGCCAGCAGTATCACCTTCGGGTGTAGCTGATATTTTAAATGATGATAGTGGCGACGACGATGATAGTGGTGATGATGAAGCACTTGAAGTTGATATTGCTTCCAATGGTGGTGATGTTTTTGCAGCTAGTGAAATTTACACAATGCTAAAGAACTATTCCGGCAATGTAACAGTTAACATTCAAGGACTAGCAGCTAGTGCGGCAAGTGTGATTGCTATGGCTGGTGACCATATCAACATTTCACCAACCGCTCAAATCATGATCCATAAGGCTTGGTCACAACCAGCTGGTAATGCTGACGATTTGGAGCATGAAGCCAGTGTTTTAAATGGCATCGATCAATCAATCGCCAGTGCTTATGAAGCCAAAACTGGCATGGATCAAGCCGATTTACTCCAATTAATGGCAAATGAAACATGGTTAACTGCTAGTGATGCCGTTGATAAAGGCTTCGCTGACGAAATTATGTTTGCTAATGACCAACAATTGCAACCGGTGAATGCCATTTCACACATTCCACCTAAATCTGCAGTTAATAAGCTAATGAATTTAATTTACAAGGCGGATAAGGATAAAGCTAAGCCGTCTAAAAAAGAAAATACTACTAATGGTCAATCTGCTGAATTACGAAACAGCAAATTGGCTATTTTATTTGAAAAAAATTAAAAGGAGGCCAACTAATGGCTAATATTAACACAATCAATGACGCTTGGATTGCCCAAGGTCAAAAGGTATCGGACTTGAACGACAAGTTAAACGCAGCTGTCCTTGACGACAGCTTTGATCAAGACAAATTTAAAGCAATGAAACAAGACCGCGACAATGCGGTTGCTCGTCGTGACGCTTTACATGAACAATTAGAAGAAGAACGCAAGGCTCAAGAAATTGCCAACATGAATGATAAGGAAAAAGCTCCACTTGATGCTAAGGAAAAAGATATCAAAGCTGAGTTTATTAAGAACTTCCAAGGCATGATTAAGGGTGATCCTAAAGTTATGAACTTGGTAACTTCATCTACTGACGAAAGTGGCAATGCAATTGGTTTAACTATTCCCCAAGATATTCAAACAGCCATTAACACATTGGTTCGTAAATACGATTCATTGCAACAATACGTTAACCGAGAAGCTGTTACAACTCAATCTGGGTCACGAGTTTATGAAAAGTGGACTGACGTTACTCCATTAGCTGACTTAGATGATGAAACAGCTACGATTGGTGACAATGATGATCCTAAGCTGTCCATTATCAAATACACTATCCATCGTTATGCTGGGATTACTACTGCTACTAACTCTTTACTAAAAGATACTGCCGATAATATTTTAGCTTGGTTGTCTGGATGGATTGCTAAGAAAGTTGTTGTTACTCGTAATGCTAAGATTATTGCAGCAATGAACGCAGCACCTAAGAAACCTAGTTTAGCTAAGTTCGACGACATTATCACCATGATTAACACTGCTGTTGATCCTGCCATTAAGTCTACATCATTCTTAATGACAAATACTTCTGGTTTAAATGTACTTTCAGAAGTTAAGGATGCTATGGGACGTTACCTATTGCAACCAGATCCAACACAACCAGATCAATACTTAATCCGTGGCAAACGAATTGTTGAAGTGGCTGACAAGTGGTTGCCTAACGTTGGAACTACTTCAGCACCAGCTTATCCACTTTATTATGGTGACTTATCACAAGCGGTAACCTTGTTTGACCGAGAAAATCTTTCATTGTTGACTACAAATATCGGCGGTGGTGCATTTGAAAAGGATCAAACTAAGATTCGTGTAATTGACCGTTTTGATGTTGAACCTACTGATGCGGATGCTTTTGTGGCAGGATCATTCAGTGCAATTGCTGACCAACCAGCCAACTTTGCAGCTAGTGCTTCTACAGCAACAGCTAAGTAATTAGTCAATTTATGTCGCCGATAAATACACAGTACAGTTACCATCTGGGCGGCTAAGTAAGGATGTGATAAAGTGGCAGCTAATTTAGAAACATTAAAATTATCTTTGCGAATTGATGGGGATGATGACGACGAGTTGCTAAACGGTTATTTATCAGCAGCCACTAGCTACATTAAACAGGCCATTGGGGATGATAATAGCGTTACAGGTTTCTACGAAATGGACGGTGTGAGCAATTTGTTTGAAACGGCTGTTTACGCCTTAGCTGGTTCATACTGGTATTACCGGACATCAATCACTTCAAACACTGTTAATCCAGTTGACTTAGTTTTGGATTCAATTATCGGTCAATTGCGAGGCCTGTATAGTCAAAAGCAGGATGAGGTGAGCGACAATGGCAATTAATAAGTTAACTCCAGTTGACTTTAACCAACGTATCCAGATTGGCACTGTTAAAACTGTTCAAAATCCCATTAATGGAACTAGTAAACAGACATTTGTTAGTCAGTTCAGCTTATATTGCGCACCTTATACACGGTCAATTGCATCTTCATATCAACTAACGGCTGAACAACTAGAGCAAGTGGTAGTCATTATTAGGCATAATCCTAAAGTTTATGAAGGCATTCAATGCAAGTATAAAGGTAAACTTTACGATGTCATTAATGACAGCATTGATGATTCTAGTAATTATCTATCTTGCGATTACTTGACACTCAAAAAGGTTACTAAGGGGGTCTAGCTATGGCAAACGATAACATAGTCGACCAATTAGAAGCGTGGCTTAAAGACGTCCACAAGCTAGTCCCTAACGAAGCTGAACAGGAGCGGATAACCAAAGCCGGAGCTAAGAAACTAGCTGATAACTTGACGGAAGTCACACGTAAGAAACATTACAGCTCACATAAAGACGAGAAGTACGGACATATGGCTGACAATATAAGCTATAACAGCAATGACATAGACGGTGAACATGATGGCAGTTCAATTGTCGGATGGACTAACAAGTTCCATGATATGAATGCTAGGCGATTAAATGATGGCACTAAGCACATTAAGGCTGACCACTTTGTTGATGATAACTTAGCTGACTCACAAGATGATATCTTTAACGCCATGCTCACAGAATATAAGAAAGGGGACGATGACTAGTGTTATTACCAGTATCACAGGTAGCCAGCCTAGTTAACGCCCTTAATTTAACGTGGCTCGATAAAGTCTACCTTAATGAGATACCTAAAGAAGATTTAGACAACACTGATATTACACTCATGTTATTACAAGAGACCGATTCAAGTCCGGCCTATCATGCAAACAGCACGTTTAAAGGCATAGCAATGGGTGTTGAAATTCAAATATTTTATAAGATTGACCTAGCCGATGACTTTAATCCGATTGAAGCTGAGATAGCTTTGATGAAAACTCTTAAAGATGCTGGCTGGTTAATTGTATCTAGTCAGCACCACACAACTGACCCAGATACTAACCAATTGACCAAAACAATTTACGTAACTAAAAATGAAATGATATAAAGGAGAGATTTATAAATGTCAAAACATAATATTGTTAAAGCAACTTTTGCTTTACTAGACGATAAAGGTGACTTAATTAAAGACGCTACAAAAGGCCTATCTGCTGACGGAATCTATGTTGCCGATCATAATGGCGAAGGTTTCAGTCAAATCAACGTATCTGCCATCGAAGCAGCCGGAGTAGCAGGTTGGGGGAACGGACAAATCAAACGTACGGCTTATGGTAAGTCGATGCCTACGCTAGCTTTAACCGCTTTAGACTTAGATTTTAAGATTAATCAAATGCTTAAAGGATTCACACAAAACACTAATACAGGTGCATGGGTAAGACAACTACCTAAGCCACATGTGGCAATGATTGCCGAATCTCAATCATTGGACGGTGACATCTCAATTTATGAATGCTTCAATAACATTGAATTCGTTGAAGAAGCATCTAACAACTCAACTGATACTAACAGTGAAGCAGCTTACTCAACAGCTCTACAAGGTACCGTATTAACACCATTGAAGCCAGACATTTTCTTAGCAGCCAATGGGGTACAACAACCTTATATGATTGCCAAGTCAACTGATACCGGATTTGATTTAGACAAACTTTATGCCGAAGTATTTGGTGGTTACACTAAGCAAACCAGTGGAACAACTGGCGGTACGACCAGTGGAACAACCGTTGTAACGCCTAGTCACGAGTAACAATTAAAAGGCTTCCCTCAACTGGGTGGCCTTTTTACATAACTAAAATAAAGGGGTACAAGTAATTATGAAAATCAACGCTAAAAACTACTTTAAAATCAATAAAACGGCCAATGTAACAGCAACTAATAATATCATTCGATTAGCTACCAAGGTTCAAATTGGTATGTTGGAGTCACAAGATCCTGAAAGAGAAATCACTGAACTAGATGCTATGAAAGATGGCCTAGAATTGCAAGACGAAATGGCCGATTTTGTGCAACGGGTAATGGGATACACCGATCAGCAAATGGAAACAATCAATGATACTATCTCAATTGAACAGTTTGGTGAAGGTGTTGGCTACCTAATTATGCGCTTAAATGGCATTTCAGACGCTGATATTAAGCTGTCTGAACAGAAGCAACGCAAAGCCATTGAAGACGCCAAGTCGTCAAAATAAGCCGGCACAAGCGTAACAGTGAGCTTAAAAAGGAAGTCCTAAAGTTGAAAAACCAGCAGGAAGACTTCAACTTGCTAGCTCAACAATTATTAACTGAGGGGCTATCACCAAAAGAATTTGATGATAGTTCCTTTTTTAATACAATGGCGACTTTGAATGCTCGTAAAAAGGAAGATCGTGCTGAACTAGTCGACCCGCTCGAAGCCATTAGTCAAACATATGGCTTATAGCGCTTGTGCCTAAAAGGAGGTTAAAAAATAATGGCTAAAAAAGTAGTTGGTCGTGAGATGACCAGTAAGGTTGGCTTAGATTCAGCAGAAGCTGTTAAATCACTCAAGCAGTTAACCGCTGAGGTTAAAGCTAACACTAGTGGATGGAAAGCCCAAGAGACAGCCTTAAAGTCAGCGGGTGAGTACCAAAAGGCCGCAGCAGCTAGGGTAGACGGGACTAGCTAAATCAATGAAAATGCAGAAGGCTAAAATTGATGAGTTAAAGTCCCGCCAATCAGGCCTAAACAGAGATACTAAAAGCGGTGAAGAACAATATTTAAAGCTGACTGACCAGATTAACAAGGCTAGTCGTTCATATGACAGTATGGGTGGTCAGCTAGACCGGGCTAAGTCTAAATTACAGTATTATAATAGCGGGTTAGCCGACTTACAAAAAGGCTATAAACAGAGTACAGCTTTAAGTGAATCCTATGTGAAGCGCCTAGAAGCCGAGGGTAAGTCAGCCGAAGCTAACAAGGCTCGTTTAGGGTGGTTTAAAGCAAGCCTATTCGAACATGGAAGCTCAGTACAAGGCACAAACTAACGAACTAGAACGGATTAAGACGGCCAGTGGTGCTACTAGTGACGCTTACAAGCGCCAGCAAGTACGGGTTAATGAGACTGCCACAAGTATGGCTAAACTCAAAAGTGAAACTAATGAGTTAGATTCAGCCATGAAGAAGTCTAATGCTAGTGGCTTCACTAGGATGCTAGATTCCGCCAAGTCTAAACTAGGATTAGTCCGAGATGAAGAAAAGAAAACTAAGGACGATACCAAACATTTTGCTATTGGTGCTGCGATTGGTAATACAATTAGCAACGCTGCATCTAGTGCAATTGGCTACATTAAAGGGGTAACCAAGCAAGGTTATGAACTAGCCGAAGCTGGGACTACGATTAAAAAGCAGTGGACAAACTTAGGTTTATCCGATGCAGATGCAACGAAAATGACAGCTCAAATTGGTGATATTCGCTCCAAGGCTAACATGTCCGGCGGTGCTATTGATCAGATGCAAAAGAAATTCTATGCGATGACTAACAGCACCACTAAAGCTCGTGACATGACCGAGGTATTAGCTAGTTATGGTTCAGCCGCAGGTAAATCCGGCGACCAGATAGCCCGGTTGAGTCAAGGGGTAGCCAAGTTAAGTGGTAGTTCTAAAGTAACCGCCAGCCTATTTAAGCGTACCTTTGGCCAAGTACCCGAGCTTCAAAAGGCTATTGTTAAAGCTAGCGGTATGTCAACAGATGCTTTTAACAAGCAGTTGGCAGCTGGTAAAATTACTGGCTCGCAATTGCAAGGCTATATGGTCAAGGCTGCTAAAACAAGTGGTAAAGCATGGTCAGAGTTTGGTGATACGACTAAGGGTAAGATGGCCGCCATTCAAGGCACTTACACTAACTTGAAAGTAGCGTTTGCCAAACCTTTAGTTGCAGGTGTTGAAAAGGCTATTGATGGAATTTCTGAGAAGAAGGGTACTTTAGATAACGTTAAGAAGTCCTTAACCGGTCTAGTTGGAACGCTTGGTAAGAAAACTGGGCAGTATGTCGGTAACGTCATCAGTTTCTTAGCCAAGAATGAAAAGCCCATCGAGAAGACTGGCGGTGCAATTGCTAGTATTATTGGTAGTTTGGCTAAGGGTGTATGGTCATCTATAGCTGGCACTTTAAAGCTGATCGGTGGGCATTCAAAGGACGCTTCTAAAAGCATGAATGGAGTGGCTGACGCCACTGCCAATATTGCCAAGCACAAAGGCGCTATTGAAGCCTTAGGTAAAGCTATCATGTTTTATTTAGCGGTGTCTAAGCTAAAGGCTATTGGTAGCACTCTTTATGGTGTTGCTGGTGCCGCTGGTAAAGTTGGTGGAGCGCTAAGCCGGATTGTATTTAAGCCTAGGGTTGAAGGTGAAACTGGTAAACGTGAGCTAACCCTATTTGGCAAGGCTATTAAAGGTACTGCTAAAGGGATTGGCAAGGGTCTAAAATGGACGGCTAAAGTTGCTTGGAAAGGTGCTTCTAAAGCAGTTGGTCTATTATGGAAGGCTACTAAAGGCACTAGTAAACTGATTGGTAAGGGACTATCATGGACGGCTAAAATCGCCTATAAAGGGGCATCTAAAGCGTTCAGTGTGCTAGGTGCTGGTATTAAAACACTAGGTAAATCGTTCTTGTCATTAGGCAAACTGTTACTAGCTAACCCAATCGGCCTAGTTTTAACTGCTGTGGTCGCACTAGGGGTCGCATTCTATGAAGCTTACAAGCACATTAAGCCATTCCGTGAATGGGTTAACAAGGCATTCAAATCAGTGGTTAACTTCGGCAAGGGTATCGCTAAATGGGGTTCAAATATCGGCAAGTCAGTAGGCAAAACCCTAGGCAATATGTCAAAGAAGTGGAATGGCTTTAAGAAGAGTTTCGCAAAGGCATGGAACAAGCACTGGTCAGCCATGGGTAAATCGCTCAAAAACAGCTGGAACAGTTCCGTTAAGCATACTAAAGAGTTCTTTAGCAATATAGGAAAAGTCTTTTCATCATTTGGGAAGTCTTTTAAAAAAGCTTGGAACTCATATTGGAATTTTGTTCATGATTTTTATGCTGGTATTTTCAAAAAGATTGCTAAAGTTTTCAAATCTTGGACTAGTGCAATCTCAAAAGCATGGACTAATTTCAAGAATTGGTTCGGTAAAAAGTGGAAAGGCATGTGGAATGGTGTTCATGATTTCTTCTACGGAATAACTAAAAAATTAAGCAAGACTTTCAGTGGCTGGACTTCTGGAGCTATGGACACTCTAGGAAGTTTTGGCGATAAATTTAAATCTGGTTGGAATGGACTTGTTAAAGGCGTCAAAAACATTTTTAGTGGTTTATGGGATGACTTAAAAGGCTTTGCTAAAGATGGCATGAATAATGTCATTGATATAATCAATCATGGTATCGATGCGGTTGATAGTGTTATCCATGCGTTCGGTGGTAAGAAGAAGACTATTGCTGATTTAGGCCATGTTAATTTTGCCACTGGTACTGGTATGTTTAGTGGGTCACGTAACCCAATTACCAAGCCTACTATGGCAATGCTTAATGATGGTAATGATAGCCCGCAAACTGGCAACAAAGAAATGATTATGCTACCTAACGGCGATTCAGGTATTGTACAAGGTCGTAACACTAAGATGATGTTGCCCGCTGGTACAGAAGTATTAAATGCTAGTGAAACAGCCATGTTAATGAGTATGCAGGGCGTGACTAAGTATGCCAAAGGTACTGGATTTTTTGGTGATATTTTAAACGGTGTTACTAGCGGTATCTCAGGCGTCACTAACTGGGTTGGTAAAAAGGTCGGCAGTTTAGAGAAGTTCTTCAAGACTGCCACTAACATCATTGCTCACCCAATTAAATCGTTAGAAAACCTGTTTAGCTGGTCTTCTAAGGACGTTTCAGGTGTCATGAGCAATATTGGCCACGGTCTATTTAGTGGCGTTGAGAAGCAAGCTAAGACATGGTGGTCATCCCTATGGAGTATGGTTAATTTAAGCGGAGATGGTTCATACGGTGGTGGCTGGCAATCACCAGGTAGTGGTTGGACACACACTGATGGATTTGGTTCATCTCGTGGTGGTGGCCATGTTCATGATGGTAATGACTTCTCAGCAAGTGTGGGAACTCCATTCCACGCAATGCACGGTGGCACGGTTATCCGTGTTGGCAATCCTCCATCTGGATGGGGAGACGTTGGTTATAACATCGTTACTCGTGATTCAACTGGTAAAGAAATTATTTACCAAGAATTTGGTAATGCGAAAGACGTTAAGGTTCATCAAGGGCAACACGTTAAGACCGGTGATATTTTAGGTAAACTGGGACATTCAGGACTTGGAACTGGACCTCATTTACACGTTGGTTTAACTAAAGGTGGTTCGGTCTGGAATCGAAGTGGATATAGCACTGCAGGCTGGTTAGATATCACTAACCAACACGGTAAAGATAAGGGTTCAGACGCTGACAGTGATGCCAATAACTCACTCCAAAATACTATCAAGAAGCAAGTTGGTGGTGGTTTCTGGAAGTTCATTAGTAAAATTGCCAGCATGTTTGGCGACGATGGCGGAAGTGGCAATTCCCCTTCTGGGCATATGAGTATGAGCAATTTTACTAGTATTGCTAATCAAGCTGCTAGCATTGCCGGGGTTAAACTATCGGCTAATGATATTAAGAGACTGTATTGGCAAGCACATGTTGAATCTGGCGTTAATCCTGCTACTGGTGGTGGTTATGATGACCATGATGGCACAGGATTGCCTGTTGGATTATTCCAGTATAAAAAAGGTACATGGGATGCGTGGGCTAAAGCTGGTCATAAGAATATTCATTCAGCACTTGATCAAATTATAGCTGTTATCCGTGATAGTAATTGGCGAAGTGATTTAGCACCATATGGGGTTACTCGTGGTTGGGGGCCGACTGGTCATAAACGATTTGAGAACGGTGGCATTATCAACACTAACCAGTTAATTGAAGTTGCTGAACATAACAAACCTGAAATGGTACTGCCATTGACTAACAAATCTCGGGCTAACCAATTGATCACGCGGGCTAATCAAATTATAAATGGTAGCAATGATAGCCAAGTTGCATCTATTGATAGTGATAGCAATAAAAAACTTGATAAACTAATCAGCTTAATGTCTGCCATCTTAGGTAACATGGGTAATGTACAAGCGGTCATTGCTAAATCTGACGTGGTTAATGCCGTTAAATCGGATAATAAAACAGCTTCGCAGTATTCACAAATGATGGGGTACTAATCAAAGGGTTGTCCTTAATTGGACACCCTTTTTACATAACTAAACTTAAAAGGAGGTTAAATCGTGACCTTACAACGAGATGATTTTGAATATGCCGGTTTAAATAGCCGGGACGATTTACAAGTTGAGATGGGTAATGTGGTATTACCTAGTGCACCAGCCATGGCTGAAGAAGTGACTGACATACCGGCTATGTATGGTAATCAGTTTAATGGTACTAACTTTACCAGCCGAACAATTAGTATACCGGTATCTATTTACTGCGCTGATAATCAAGATGCCTTTAATCAGAAAATGCACAATTTAAGCGGGTTGTTATTAAGTGATGACCCTAGTGATAATGGCAAAGAATACCCACTAGTATTTGGTTTTGAACCTAAGGTGACGTATTGGGGGCATATTACCGCAATTAGTGATCCAGCCCCAATTAATCCTGGCATGTATGACATGACGCTTACGATTACATTTGTACAGTCCGATCCAAGGGCAACCCTGCCGCAGGTTGAGAAGCCTTTAAATAATGGATTAAATACAATCACTGTTGATGGCACTGCACGAACAGCCCCGGTTGTTCAAGTCATTCCGAAGCGACCATTAAAATATATTGGTTTCAATCTTAATGGCGGTCAGTTGGGATTAGGGCCGGAAGCTCCTAATGATCAAGCTAGTGCTATTCAACCCGATGTTCCAGTAATCAATGACCCTATTGCTAGTATGGGGATGTGGACTAACGATGCCAATGCCATTAGTGGCATTAAGACCGATGGTAAGTATAAGTACCAAGGCAGTGCTGAAATCAATACAGATACAACAGTTATGAAAGTGGCAATTGTGAACGGTCTCAAAGACTTTGGGTCAATGCCAACTAATCCGAACGATGTCGCTTGGCTAGGCCCAACTTATCGGTATACTGGGATGACTCAGGCTTTAACCAACTATCGCGTTCGTGCTGGGTTACATCATATGCGATACTCAGGTACTCACAACGGCCGGGCAATGGGAAAAGCACAATTTTCATTGCTCGATGCTAATGGTAATACGATTGGCCGTTTTGTCATTGGCGACCATATGCAAGGTGGTAAGACCTATGTGGCGCTACAACTATGCAAGCCGGGAAGTACATTTGATGATGGCAACTATAAAACACTTTACTGGGGATATGGGCCAAGTGGTGCATTTACCAATAAAAAAGACGAAAAAGTTAAGATTAAAACTGGAACAACCACTAAAACAGTGACTAAAATCAGCAGGTCTAAGCGTGGCAAGGTGACAAAGAAATCAATCAAAAAGACTGTGGATAAGTATATTACAACCGTTAACAAAGAAGAAAGAGACTGCTTAACCAATGCTTGGGTATTTATGGACTTTACGAAAGCCGGGAATGTTTATACGTGGGAACTGCATCAATATAGTCTTTATGATGGCCATCCTTATCACAATCGAAACAAGTATTTAATTGCGAGTGGTCGCTGGGTAGATACTAACAATGAATACGAGGCAGCCTTAGGTGGATTTGGTCAAACATTCCTAAAACACCCTATTACGGAAGACATTAACAAAGTACCATACACAGCACCTTATATGACTCTCACCGATTTACAAGTCTGGCAACACACTCAGCCACAACCAAATGAACCTACTTACATTGCCAATGCAGGGGAAGAAATCGTCATGGATTGTGATACTGATACCGTAACCGTCAATGGACGCTTGGTATCGCCAGTGTGGTCAACCGATTATCCGCAGTTAAGACCGGGTGTTAATGGGCTAACTATGGTTGGTGATATAGATGATGCTCAAATGACGCTTAAATACCTGCCAAAACTATTATAGCAACATAAGGAGGTTAATCGATGGCTTTGACCAATCAATATTTAATTCTAAATCCAAGTCTGAAACGGATTGGTACCCTAACTGTTGACGGTGCCACTAAATTTTCAAACGACAGTGTCAAAATTCAACTTGCCGATGCAGACACAACTAGTACCTCATACGATGACGACGCCAATGTAGGAACTAAGGACAGCTACACCGGCACTATTAATCTAAATGCTCAGTCTAAAAAGTTTGACCACCAAGGATCGTTAGACGTGCTTCAAGGTCAGCCCGATTCGGACAAAGTAGTCGCTGGTAATAATCTTGCTTATTATGATGCATTGTCGGGACACTGGTATGTGATGCACATTTATAGTGTTGAGGAAAGTAATACAGCCGCTACTAAACATGTCACAACCGCTAACTTTACTAATTTGTGCCTATTCACGTTGGCACATCATTATCCAGTTGCGATGACTGATTCAGATACAGCAATCAATGCCGCTTTTACAAACGTGTTCAGTGATACTGGCTGGGCACTCAAATTCAATACAACCAATGCAATGACCCCACATATCTCAATTGATGGAAAGACTAAAGCGTCAGCACTACTGCAAACACTATTGCAGGCCTATAACGTGGAAGTTGATTGCTACGTTGAGATTGACTCACAAGGCAATGTTCAATCGAAGACTTGTGAAATTGTCGACCAGTTGAATGTCGATAAGGTTTATAACGAAGCAATCTTCGGTAAAAATATCACTAGCATTAAACGCACAACCGTATCAACACCAATTACTAAGCTGATTCCATATGGGCTTAACGGCAGCATGATTACATCGGTCAATGATGGCAAGTCCTATATCGTTGATGATGAAGCTAATCAGAAATATAATCCTGATTGGCAAAGTGGACTTTATTATGAGGGTGTTATCACTGCCAACACGATTGACCATGCGGCTGGTTTAAAGTCGTGGGCTGAACAGATGTTACAGCTTTTCAATCACCCGAGAACATATTATGAGGTTAATGTGACGCCAACTTTTAACCCACCATTAGGTGCTACCATTCGTTTTAAGGATGACCAAATTACACCAGCCCTAGATGCTAGTGGTCGGGTAATCCAACGGTCAATTAGCTTTGCCAATCCATATGGTAATACCGTTGGCTTTGGTGAATACGTTACGGTGCCAGTTGCCACTCCAGCTTGGTTGCAAGGCTATCAAAGTGCCATTAGTAGTGCCATTGAGAAGGCAAAGGAGGACGCTAGCTCGGTTAAACCGGTTGCTTTAACTCCTGACGGCAACAACTTTACTGATACCAGTCAAACTAAACGGTTAATCTTGCAGGCTTGGGAAGGTAGCACTAATATTTCAGCCTACATTGATAGTAAAGGATTTATTTGGCATCGTTATAATACCGACGGTACTCTTGATACTAGTTTCAATCAAACTGGCTATTTAATACAGGCACCCTATAGTGCTGTTGGTACTTTGCACGGCACAATTGAGACTAATTACATTCAAGATGAACCAGAGGTTAAGTTACAAACTAGTGCTATTAGTAACTTAGGTAGTTTCGCCGCAGACGATAGTATCCTAGGAATAACTGGCGCAGCACAATATATGTGTCCTTTGAGCAACGGTCAGTATATAACTAGCCGATCAAATGCAAATAACGATGTTATGTTTGTCTTACATGACGCTAATTTTAAGCCAATTAGTAAGATGGTTGTTTCACAAGGCGGGCATGGAGCTAGTTTTTCAATCGAAGAAGTAAATGGAACGGTTTATATTTGGTACGCAGTTAAGTCTAGTTCAAGCGCTGACCAATTTGCAATTAGCCGGATACCATACCTTACTAACGTGACTCTAAGCAATGATGATACTCGTATTACCCGATTTTGCACTGTAAATCGTTATATAAGAATGAATGTCGATTTCAAAAATGGATATGTACTATGTAGTTACTTACATGGTGAACAGAATGTACTACGACTCGATGATGTTAAACAAGGTAATTTCAACGTATTATATAGTTTTGACGCTACCAACTATGGTTTTAACCCGAACCAACAAACTTACCAATCACAAGGCATTGATTTTCCATATGTGTACTTCCAATCGGGTGATTATAACATGAAAGATCCTCGTATGGTGTACGCAGTTAATGTTATTCATGGTGGGCAAGAATTCGCCTCTAACTACTTGCTGGATATGGATTTAGGGTTAACCGATGACGTTGCCGAACCTGAAACGTGTAACATTATCTATAACCAGAATAACCAGCCGGAGCTATTAGTTACCTTTAATTGTGGTTCTTTAGAACGCGCCTTTGTAATACCAATTAAAGAACGTTTGCCAATGATTGAGGAGGGAGGTGAATAAAATGGCAGAATCTAATCCAACTCAGGTCATTCTAACAGATGATGGCCTCAAAATTATCAAAGCGCAAAATACCGCTAATGAAGCAGTGGGTAACGTAAATGATATTAATAGTGATAACAAGCTTACTCCTAGCGAAAAATTAAAATTAAAACAAGAATATGATAAAGATGTTGAGCTTTATAACATTGATATCGAACAATTAAAATCCGTTGATTTGCCTACAACAGAATTAGAAACTGCTATGAGTAATTTGACGGATTTTGTAACTCCATTGTTCAAAGAAATGAATAGAACTTCAACTGTAGACAGAGACGCTTTAGATAGTGTGTTTACAGCTTTTGCTACAGCAGATAAAAATGCCTCTCAAGCCTTTGTTAATATGGTTCAACAAGTAGCAGATGGTGCAAAAAAAGCTGGAGATGATGCAAAAGAAGCTGGTGCGAAAGCACAGAAAGCTGGGGAAGAAGCTAAAGCATCAGCTGATCAAGCAAAAGCAGATGCTACTCAAGCTAAAACAGACGCAGCCACTGCTCAACAAAAAGCCCAGTCTAGTATTGATCAATTGAATGAACATTTGCCAGATATCAATGAAGCGTTAAGTACGGCAAACTTAGTTAAACAAAGTGTTACTAAGTTAAGTGATACTACAGAACAATATCATAATGAGTACACTACGGGAATTCAGAATGTAGTTAAAACGATTGATGATATTTCTATAGGTGGAAGAAACCTTATTAAAGATAGTAGTAGTAATGTGGTCATTGACGATACAGTTAATAAACAAGGATGGGCACACAAGGCGATTTATTCAGAGCTAGAAGTTGGCCAAGAGTATACCTTTACTTCATCTGTTACGGTCAATACAGGTAAGGCAGAAAATATTTGTGTAAACTTATACAATCCCACCACTAAAGAAACAACTTTGGCTAGTAACCGACCTATAGTTAATGGAAAAATAGAATATACTTTCACAGCCGTTAAAGATTTCCCTCAGTTATTAATTTATGCGGGTACAATGGGCGGCACTAAAGGTAACAAAGTTACTTTTAATTATTATCAACTTGAAAAAGGAAATAAGGCTACTGATTGGTCACCAGCACCAGAAGATTTAGCAACTAGCACTGAAGTTGATCAGATTAATAATGCAATTAAATTAAAAGCCAACTCTAGTGATGTAACCTCACAGATTAACGTAGCCATTCAAGGCGTTCAAACTGACGTAATAAATAAAGTTAGCAATTTAACTACTCAAATTAATCAAACTTCGGACGTAGTTCAGATTTTGAATACTACTAGCGGTTTAAGAAATTTAGTATACAACTCAAGTTATGCCAATAATGCCGAAGGCTGGAATATGTTTAACAAAACTGGATATCTTTCAACGCTGGCGGTTTCGTCTTATAACGGTTCACCCGGCTTTGGTGTTAATGTTTCTGGGAAAGGCGCTTCAACTTGGACACAATTTGGTCAATCCAAATTTTATACTTTACCTCAACCCGATGCGGTCGCTGCTGATAACACTTATTCCGGTAGTGCCATGATTAAAATAGTGGCTGATTCAGATAGTACAGCAAAGTTATCAGCCACTATTGCCTATTTCGATAAAAGTGGAGCACGTATTTCTGGTTCGAAAGACATGTATGTGACTTACGATAAAAAAAATACTTGGACATTAGTTAAATTTGAAAATCTTCCTGTTCCAAGCGGTGCTCAATCAATTGCAATGATGTTCTGGGCTTATGGTCCAAAAGTTCATGGTATGATTGCTCAACCGATGATTGTGTTTGGGCCTAAGGTTGGGCCCTATAATTCAGACACTGCGGGTCAATCGGATATTACCGCTTCAATTAATAATATTCATATGGGTATTAAAGGAGCAGATGGATCGACATCTACCTTTAATATGAATAACAACACAATTTTGTTAGACGCCAATAAAATTATTATTAGTGGTAATACAAGCATTCAAGATGGAACTATTGGTACAGCTAAGATTGCCAATGCAGCTATCAATACAGCACAAATTGCCGATGGTGCGATTAATAATGCTAAGATTGCGAACGCAAGTATTGATGACGCTAAAATTAATAGTCTTAATGGTAACAAGATTATTGCTGGCAGTATTACGGCTGACAAGATCAATGTTGACGACTTAATTGCTAACGGTATTAATACTAAAACATTAACGTCGGTTAACTTGAACACTAGTACGTTGACAACTCCTCAACTTAATCTTGGATTAAACGGAACATTTACCGAAGACTTTGATTATACACAAGATGCATCGCTGTTCTTGCCAAAAAAGAATAAAGGAACGTTGACTTTTAACCATGGTGTTTTGCAATCCGCAGGTAATATGCAAACCTACGTTGGTGGTCAATGGGGTGGTATGAATGACAGCCTAGTATTTCAATCTGGAATCGCTAATGCACAATGGACGGAAGTTGCACCGGGCTATTTGAAGATGGTTTTGTACAAACAGGATGGTACATCCGTAGCACAGCGTACTTATTCCGATCCGACCGGTTTTTATTACACTTCTACGTTAGGTGATAAATCTTATTTAGGTAACGTTTTACAAACTGCACAAGTTCAAACTTCTAGTGTGCTTACTAAGTATATTGGGCCAAGTGATGGACAATTGCGTCTACAAATTGGTAGTAATGGTAGTGACTATGGTTTCCAAGTTGGGTCTTATGCTGGAAGCGAAGCAGTTTTAAGTGACTTCATATATAGCTCTACTTCTAGTTCTTCACCAAATGTCTATATCACTGCAGGTGGTCATCTAGTTCGAACAACTTCCGCCTCCAAGTATAAGTACAACATTAAAAATCCGGATATTGAAACAACTCTGGGTGATAGATTGTTAAATGTACACTTAGCAACATGGAATGATAAACATGCTGTAGATTCGTACGCAGAGCAGCTAAGTACAGGAGAAGAAAGAGAAAAATCTTCAATTGACAAATATTATGGTCTCATTGCTGAACAGCTAAGAGACGCTGGTTTGGATATGTTCATTAGTTATGGTAAAAACCATGAAATAGAGGGTATTCAATATGATAGAGCGTGGGTTCCACTTTTATCGGTAATTAGAAGGCTAAACGATAAAGTAAACGAATACGAATTAAGATTAAGTAAATTAGAAGGAGCAAGTAAATGAATGACTTACAGATAACAACAATTACTGTTTCTAACAATGCTGATTTAGGAAATGGTACAACTAAACGAAAAATCGGTTATACAGGTTCTTTTCCAGATGGAACACATACAGAAGGCTTCATCTTATTAAGTGAAGAAGACTTCTTAAAAACCAATTTTTCTGATTTAAAAAATACTATTGGGAATAAGCTGATTGAAAACCTAGGAGGAGAAATCAGTGGAAAATAATAAGACTAAACAAAATGAAGTTGAAGAATTAAAAAGTCAATTAGAGACAGAACAACGCAACAATAAAATTCTACAGGAATTAGCATCTAGCCGTGCGACTCGTGTTAACCAATTAGAAGTAGAAGTAGCATCATACAAAGTTATTATATCAGAACAAAACAAATAGGAGGAAGACAAACATGGCATTATCAACTAGTCAAAGTATCTCATTAAGTGGTGTATCAACGATTAATGGTGTACAGGTGGCAACATTCTCAACTGTAGTATCTAAAGGACTATCATACACATCAGTATCAATGCAAATTACAGACCAAGACTTATATGAAAAGAATAAGGCTGAGGTACGCAAAGATCGGGATGACTTTCAAACGGTAGCCGATAACTTATCTGATAGCCTAGATTCAGGTTCCGTTAAAAGCACTGGACAAACAGCCTAACAATTAAAAAAATAAAAGGAGGCGCCTAAAGATGGCAAAAACGCTTAGTTTTACTGATACTTCACCACAAACGGTAAAAATTGGCGATACTACCACCAGTTTTACATTAATTTGTGGCAATGATAATGTGGCAACGGACTTAACTAACGCCACTTCAATTACCGCTAAATTGGGCAATGATAGTGGCTATCTTAAATCGGCCACAGTAGACCCAGCTAGTTTAACCGACCCAATAACTGGTCAGATTGTGCTAGCTTTAACAGCAGATTTAATGACTGGCTTGACAGCAGGTAATTATCAGTTGGAAGTATGGGTGGTTGATAGTACCGGTACGTCAATTTACCCTAGTGAGTCAACGTTACAGTTCCAAATTAATAATAGTCTTGAATAGGAGGCAGACAATTGAATAAGCACAAATTAAGGGCGCTCATCTTAATGTTGGGTGCTATTTTTATGGCCTTTTTTATGGTCAATACTACGAGTCATGCTGCTCGAATGGATATGGTCGACGTGTCGAATAACAACGGATACATGTCAACAGCAGAGTATGTTTCCATGCGTAACGAGTTCGGTGTTAAGGCTGTTACGGTCAAGATCAGTGAAGGCAGTACGTACAAAGATCCGTATGCTGCAAGCAACATTACAAATGTCCAAGCCGCGGGAATGTATATTAATGGTTACCATTTTTCACACTACGCTACTAGGGCTCAAGCGATTGCCGAAGCTGACTTCGCCGGTAGAACGGCTAAATTGGCAGGGTTGCCAACTGGTGCGGTACTAGCGACCGACGTCGAAGCTGAGGAACAAAATTACCAATCTAAAGCAACCAATGACCGTAACAATGCCACATTTATGAAAGAAATCCAGAAGTTTGGCTATCGGGCTGACATTTATACGTCCGGATCGTGGGCTAACAACAAGATGACCATCAAGGGGGGTACCGGCTGGATTGCTGCTTACCCGTATGTGGCTAGCGGTAAGAACTGGTATTCAAATAACCACGCATGGCAGTGGTCATCAACGGCTAAGTTCCGTATCAGTTATGGTGGCTTTGATGTTAGTCAATTAAATAGCAACTACTACACTGCCGGTCAAAAATCAACAGTCAAGCCGACTAATAAAGGTGCAGTTAAGGCCAACAACAAAAAAGCCAACAAACACACTTACAAGCAATCTGCGTCATCTAAGTGGATTAAGGAAGCTAAAACTTACACACTCAAGACGGCGGTCAAGCTGCACACAAGCACGTCAACGTCATCAAACGCGATCGCTATTTTGCCAGCTGGAACCACGGTCAAGACTGATCAAGCCATTATTAAGGGCGGGTATCGCTGGGTACGTCAGCCACGTTCTTATGGCTATGGTTATTTAGCAACCGGCCCGACAAGTAATACGCTGGAATATGTAAAGAGTGGCACAGCTCACACGTATTACACAGTTAAGTATGGCGACAGTTGGTGGACAATCGCACAACGTAACGGCCTAAATATGACTACATTAGCTAGTCAGAATGGCAAGTCAATTTACACCACTATCTATCCCGGCCAGCGTTTGGTGGTGAGATAATGTCGCAATATGATGATACAACTAAGTTATTAATGGATATTCAAAAGGATGTGGCTACCACCAAAACGAAAGTTGAGAACATTGAAGACAAGCTTAATCAAGTTGATGATATTGATAATAAGGCTGATAAGGCACTAGCCAAGTCAATTGAAGCTAGCCATCAAATTGAACGCGTGACAACCATTCAAAATTGGTTAATTGGTGTCTTGGTTAGTGGCACTCTAGTCACGTTAGTTATTTACATTGCAGAAAAGTTTTTATAGGAGGATATTATGAAAAAAATTAGTTTTAAGAATGCTGATGGAAGTTTAAATGGTAAATTGATTGCTGGAATTATTTCATTATTAATTGTGCTAATTCAGCAAGTGTTGGCTGCATTTGGTATTAAGTTTACCGGTGACTGGTCAGGCATTGCAGGTATTATTAACACAGTTCTAACAATCCTTGGTATGCTAGGAGTTGTTACTGACGTTCAAACAGTGACAGTACCAATGATTAACAGTGACGAGGAAAGCCAAGTTGAAGCGACTGCTAATAAGGTTGCTGATGAAATGCAAGCACCTACAGCTCCTACAGCTTCTAAAACTGAATCCACCTCACAAGCAAGTCAAAAATAGTATAATTAATCCCCTGCGCTTCGGCGTGGGGGATTTTTTGTATTTAACTATTGACAGGTGTCATATATAACATTACATTATGGTAACGAGTCTGATAAAGAAAAGAGATAATGTTAAATGTTTGGAAATTTATTAAAATTACTAGGTTTAAGTCGTTGGTATCACCATGAGCAACATGCAGATAAGTCAAACGCTCGTAAAGCTAGTGGTCAGTCAGCATTTAGTTATGATGATTTCAAAGGATTACGCAAGTTTGCATTCTGGTTATTCGTGTTCAGCATATTTCTAAATTGGGGCTTTGTTGGTGCAGTTAGTTTGATTGCATGGTTAGCCATGTGGGTTATTAGCCTGCTATTTTAA